CTAGCACTTTCGCGAGGTGTTCCTGTTCCACTATGAGCACTCCATCGTCGCCGTCATTAGCGTACTCAAATTTCACTATTCCTATATACATCATGAAAGACCACGTCATTCCACACATCGTCAAGCAGTTCCCCATGGCTGTATCCATGTCTCCACTGAGTCGGGTTCCTTTGATCTTGTATTTAAACGCCCCATCTTGGGCTCGTGCAAAGCAGGTGTTGATTTTTCGCCAAGAATTCAAACGTTTTAAATCGTCTGGATCCAGGGTCATACGCTCCTCGATTCCATGCTCCCAGTTGATTATCTGGATGTTGCAATGTTGATCAAATCGAGATGCGTCTAACAAAATGGCAACAGGCTTATCAAACCTGCGCCACTTGCGAGCAATCGCACTGCCCCGCTCGAGGGCATTCAGTCCTTTCATGACCGTCGTACTTCGGAAGACTCTCGCTATACCACGAAAGACTTCCTTCTCCATAGGTTTCAGGTGTTTTCCAATTTCAATATTGAACCTAGCAGAACGTGGCGAAATGGCCCGTGGACACGGGTCATCTTTCCGGGTGAGATTAACTTTCTCATCCTTGATGAATACCTGAGCGAAACTATCCTGCCTACGCAGGGGAAGTAACTCCAGACTGTCAGCATTAGCTTGGTACACTTTACGTTTTCGACCCGTGTAGCTCTCGACGAATTCCTTCGTGGTTAGCGGCACAACTCGATTGGTCATGTGTATTAGCTTCTTGCCAAATTTCTTCAAACTCTTCTCTACTACTCCTGGCAAAGGTTGTGGCGGAGTCACCTGACATCCCGCCTCATCCTTCACCGTGAAGACCCTCTCAACTAGGGCCCGTTCAATATTGTCACTAGAATTGACGTGGACACCCCATCGCTCACCACCCCCCCAGGGATGATGGTTCACTAGTATGCGAATACGGGGTTTCATGTACCCAAAGTTCGATAGCCGCACGATACTATTCCCCATTGGTTTCAGCAAATGTCGAATTTCTTCAACAGGTACTTTCACTTTAGAGGAAAAACCGGCAACGAACTCTGGGCACCATTACGCTCTCATTATCGTCATCAAGGACGCCGTCCAGTGTCTGTGACGACTGGGGGTGTCTGACAAGGCAGTGGCAAACCACTCATCCAAGTCCTCCTCAGCCACTGTAGGGGTGACCAAAGACATGATAACGCACGGCAGATCGCGCTCCACATGGGTGGGTCTGTGTCCGTCCTCTATCATCAACCGAGCCGCTAGAATGCGGGACGATCGACGCTGAGCTACGGTCGTAGGACGACCACCCATTTGCAAGTGCACGCGTGCGGCAACCTCAAAGATATACTTACCCTTGCGCTGCTTACGCGCGACGATGTACTCGGCCCACTCAGGGTCAAACACCACCAGTGCACTTTGAAGTGGGCCCTCGGGCGCCACGACTTCTACGGCATCATCGGATTTGCAGTCCCGACATTTACCATCCGCCGTCAAAGGGTCTAGAACGTTTTCCACTTCGCGTTCTTCCATCCTCGACAGCCTTTCGTGCTCTACTTTCAGCACCCGTTGCACAACCCGAAGGCGCGCAACTAAACCCATCACCTTATAAACAAGGGTGGGGGAAGCAACGATCAATATTGCTAACCCAGCGAGCCCAATCTGTTTGCGAGACAGTCTGGGGGCTGAGGCGGTAGCGCGACCAACGAGAAAAGTCTGGACTAGTTTGTTAAAAG